AGTACTTCCGCTATTATGAGGAGAAGGATCTTCCCAAGAGGTCCGATATGGAGACCTTCGTGATCGTTGATCCTGCCAAGACGGTTAAGATTCAGAGTGCTGACACTGCTGTGGTAGGAGTTAGTGTGGATTTGCAGAAGCATGCGATCTATGTGCGGGATATAGTCGCAAAGAAGCTGCACCCGGATGAGATATATCGCACTGCGTTTGATATGGCGGATAGGTTGGGCACTAAGGTTATTGGGATTGAAGTGACGTCGCTCAATGAGTTTATTACTTATCCTATCCGGAACGAGATGCTGGCGAAGCGGAAGTTCTATGAGATTGTAGAGCTTTCGCCTCGAGCGAAGAAGGAGGATCGAGTAGCTGCACTGGCACCATTCTATAGAATGGGCTATGTTTATCACAAGCGAGGTGTCACGGAGATTCTGGAAGATCAACTTACTCTCTTCCCCAGATCGAAGCGGTGGGACGTTATGGACGCTGTAGCTTACTGCATAGAGATGCTGGAGCAAGGCGAGAGGTACTTCTTCCCTAGTGCTAAGGCAGAGAAAGCTGGAGAGACACTGGACGCATTGAAGGAAGCATTGCCAGAAGACCCGATGTATCCTACTGATGATGAATATGATGAGTTGGAATACGATGCTCCGATTGAGAACTTTAGGATCATGTAAACTATGTTCAAATTTTGAAGGTAGCGTATCATGGCATTAGATAATAGAGATATAGGGACTGTACATGTAGGAGATCAGACGGTCTCTTATGATAAGGATGTGACTTACAGTGATGGAGAGGATAGACGGGCTATCCGAGGCGACCAGATACGGCTCGACGAGGCCCCGACGGAGGATGAGGATGTAGTGCGGAAAGTAGACCTTGCTACGCTCACGCCTACGTTAGATAGTCCTTTCTTGCTTGCAGCTGCTGCTGCAGCACTGACTGGAGCGAGGCAGTTGCAGGTCTCCTCGCCGTTGCAGAAGAGTGATGGTGGAGCAGGAGGGAACATGACCCTCAGCATCAATGGACAGTCTGTGTCTAGCTACACGTTTGTAGTTGGAATAAGATGGAATGGGAAAACTTTGCAGATGCAGACAAGAGCCCTTACATTTACTAATGGTGTACTCACTGCCATTAGTAGCGCAGCTTGGAGCACAGTACCTACTGTATAGGAGGACGTAATGCCGTACGTAGTTGCAGGAGAAAAGGGTGGGTCGAGTGGAGTTGACGTAACCACTGACTACGCCTATAAGTATCCAAATGGATTGAACTTGCGCCCTGATTCTCCGACGCATCAGAAACTGCTGACAGAGATTCTCTCACGGGCGCAGGAGAGTTACAACGTCATGTCCTGTCGGCATGAGCAGTGGTCGGATGTAGATAAGACTCTGACATGCTATATATCGACAGACGACGCTGAGGAAGCAGTGAAGGCAAATGACGAGAGGAAGCCGGTTTCTATTGTTATACCCTACTCATTTGCCACAATGGAGACTATCATCACCTATCTCATGATGGCGTTTCTGGATGAGCCGATCTTCCGTTATGAGGGAGCTGGGCCAGAAGACGTCTTGAAGGGCATCCTTCTGGAGAAGACCATAGATATGCAAATGCGCAAGGCTAAGGCAGGTCTGGCGTTGCATACTATGTTTCGTGACAACCTCGCCTACGGGTTCGGTGCGGTGGCTCCTATCTGGGTTAAGGACTATGCCTTTAGGACTGAAATGGTAGAGCGCCAGTCTATGCTCTCTATGCTGGGAGTGCGAAAGCCAGAGATGGATCGGGTGCAGCGGAGAGTGGTGAAGTATGAAGGGAATCGTCTCATTAACATTGATCCTTATCACTTCCTCCCAGATCCGAATGTGCCTATTCATGACGTACAGCGAGGAGAGTGGATGGGCTGGGTGCGTTCTACTAACAAGATCCTAATGCTGGAGGAAGAGAAGAACTCTGAAGGTAATATCTTTAATGTGCGCTATCTGAACGGCAAAGGGGAGTATAGGAGTCAGTTTGCACCACAGACTGATCGGACGAAGAAGTATGGCATCACACAGGGCCAGGAAGGCTACTCCACAACACCTGTTGACCAGTTGTTTCTGTATGTGAATCTGGTGCCGAAGCAGTGGGGATTGGGATCGAGTGAGTATCCTGAGAAGTGGCTCTTCTGTGTGGCTGGGGATAAGATCATCACTCAGGCACAGCCCTTAGGGCTTGACCACAATCAGTTTCCTGTCGCTGTAGCGGCGTCGGAGTATGACGGCTATACTGTGGCCTCGATCTCTAGGATGGAAGTCGTAGGTGGGTTGCAGAACATCCTTGATTGGCTTGTGAACTCTCACATCACCAACGTCAGGAAGGCAATCAACGATATGCTGATTGTAGATCCCTATATGGTCAACATCAATGATCTGAAAAGTCCGAAGCCTGGAAAGCTTATCCGCCTTCGCAGGAGTGCGTGGGGTAGAGGTGGGGTTGACCAGTTCGTGAAGCAGCTGAAGGTGGAGGACATTACTCAAGGGCATATCAAGGATGCAGGTGTCATAGTAGAATTCATGCAGCAAGTCTCTGCCGCTACTGATACTGTGCAGGGGTTTATGCGAAAGACTTCGGAGCGCATTACTGCTACAGAGAATCAGAACACACGAACAAGTGCGCTCTCGCGTCTTGCTAAGATTGCTAAGATTGTTAGCATGCAGGCTATGTATGACTTGGGCTATATGCTTGCGAGCCACACCCAGCAGCTGATGGACGAGGAGACTTTCGTCAACCTGACTGGAGAGTGGCGGGAAGTTCTGATGAACACCTACGGACAGGACACTCAGAGGATAGCCGTAGGGCCTCAAGACATCCAGGTGAACTTTGATATAGTGATGAAAGATGGAAGTGTGAACACGCCGGACTATCTCCAGACCTGGGTGGATATGTTCAAGATTATGGCAGAGAATCCACTTCTCATGCAACGCTTCGACATTGTGGGAGTATTTAAGCACATAGCGAAGCTTGGAGGGGCCAAAGATGTGGATCGCTTTGAAGTGATGCCTCAGCAACAGGTGCCACCTGTGCAGGGGCAGGTAGCGCCTGATGAAGCAGTGGCTCGTGAGGCAGAGAAAGGAAACTTGGTGCCTATACCAACGGGAGGTATGATGTGAAGCTGGAGTTAATCACACCAGAAGGGCCTAGGGAGGTTAGGACGTCTGTATCTGGTTGGGAAGACTTTATGCGGAGTGCAGTGTGGCTGGACATGCAAGATGCTATTAAGCTGCGCATAAATGAACTCTTTGAAGAGTTCCGGATAGAGACTGATCCTGCGGACGTAGTGGCGGTAGCCAGAATAAAATTCTATATTGCTGTACTCGAGGAGTTTCTGGAGCTTCCAGAATGGCTCAAGGATGAAGCTCTTGGGGCAGTAGAAGACAGGGAGGTAAGAGAACATGACAGACAAGAATGATGTTACTTTGACGGTAGGAGACGAAATTGACATCTTGACAGGGGAGAAGGAAGCCCCTGCAGACCCGAGGTTCGAGGCAGTGCCTGACTACGCTCCTCTTGAACCTCAGCCAGAGGGAGGCGAGCCTGCAGATGTTGCTGAGCCAGCTTCGGCGGAACCTCCCACGTCAGAAGCAGATAAGGAAACCCCTCCTCCGACGGCCCCGGAGGAACCTTCATCGGCTACTGAGCCTGTCCCTCAGGAACCGGAGTCCCCTCCTTCTCCGTCCTCTGAGGACTCTGAAAAGGAGTCTCTCCAGGCTCAGGTGGCAGCGTTGCAGGCTCAAATACGAGAGTTGCTGGATAAAGTGCCTGAGGCTACACCCCAATCTCCTGCTCCTCAGTCTACTACAGAGGCCCCGGCAGAGCCTCAGGCACCTCCAGCGACGAAGCAGTTTGTCAAGGACGAAGCGGAGTTTGATCAGATCATATCATCTGTGGATAACTTCAACGCTTTTATTGGTCGTGTAGTGCAGGAGGCCAGAGCTGGAGCCGTGGAGCAGGCGTATACCAACCTGCCCCAGGTTGTGTCAGGGATGGTCAATCGGCAGATGGCATTTGGACAGCTCGTGCGGGAGTTCTACAAGGATAATCCTGACTTAGTTCCTCATGCGAAGTTTGCAAGCTTCGTGATGAATGAACTGGCGGCGCAGAGTCCTGAGACGGAAATTCCGCAGCTTTTGAGCAAAACTGGAGAGGAGGTGAGGAAGAGGTTAGGGATTGTGAAGAAGGCTGAGGCCCCTGGCCCTGCATCTGGCGCACCTGTGAGGACAAACTCTCCTGCGTTTGCGGCAGGTCCGGGGACGAGAAAGGCTGGCCCGGCTCCACTGGCTGGCTTGGAGAAGGAAGTTAACGATCTGTTGGATTTGCCGTAACTTCGTTCAAAATTTGAAGGTAGTTTGGAGGAAAGAAAGATGGCATCAAACTTGGATAACTTTCTTTGGCAGCTGATCCGAAGCGGGAAGATGGAGTGGCTTAAACTCACAGGCCGCTCCCTGACTGTCGGAGGACAGACGATTAACGTCTTGCTGCGAGATTCCAGCGGAAACGTGCTCCTTGGGACGTGCACTACTGTGCCGTCTGACGAAGGATCCGGGTTCGCCAAGGGATGTATCCTTATCGACACTGATGTTGGGGCAGGTAGTTCGGGTATATACGAGAACGTAGGGACTACGACCTCGTGTAACTTCGATGCTATCAGCTCCGCGGCTGCGGAGTCGATCGCTCTTGCTGATGGGAAAGTGCTTATCGGTGGAGCAGGTGGAACAGCAGCTGCGCAGACTCTCTCTGGGGATGTGACGATCACTAACGCTGGTGTCGCATCTCTCGCTGGGACTGCTTCCGAGAACATCAGCGCTAATACAAGTCGTGCAACGAGTAACAGCGTTGTGATCAGTGAGAACAAGGTGATAGCTGATAGCAAGGATGTCTCGGCGTCGGTTATCGCTAGCGCAAACCTGAGTAGCGATGCTAGCACTGCTCTTTCTCAGAGCACGCTCATTAGTACTGCAGATAGCAAGGCTGTGAGCAATAGTGCTGTTATTTCTACTGTCGATTCTGAGGCAGACAGCAAGGACGTTTCTCAGTCTACGCTGATCAGCACTGCGGATAGCAAGGCAGTCAGTTGTAGTGTGGTTGAGTCTACTAACCTGTCCACCTGTGATAGCAAAGACGCTTCACAGTCCTTGCTGGTGAGCACCGCTGACAGCAAGGCAGTGAGCAACAGTGTAGTGGTTTCTAGCAACCTTGTTACGAGCGACAGCAAGGCGGCTAGTAATAGCGTGGTGATCAGTTCGAATACTGATGCAGCTTCGACGGCTGACAGTAAGGCAGAGTCTGTGTCGGTGCTTACTAGCATCGCGCAGAGTGCGGCTGATCTGGCGGATGACAAAGCTGGTGTCGCCGACAGCAAGGCGGTGTCTAACAGCGTGGTCATCTCCACACTTGACAGCAAAGTAGCGTCTTATCACGCATAAAGGAGGACTTGTGAAAGTAGCACACTGGACACTGTGCAACGGTAGCGGCATGCACCGAATGGCTGAGGAAATTAGCGCTGCGGAGTGCGCTCTGGGCGTTACATCTCTTCTGGTTCCGTGTGAAGATAATACCAAGTGGGAGAGTGCGTATGATGCTGATATTCATGTCAATCATACGCACCTTCCAGATATCCCAATGAAGGAAGGTGCAAAGACTGTATGGATAGGTCATGGGACGATTGAGCATTGTTTCCAAAATGCTGTGGAGGAAGGCACTAACAAGGGTTACGGAGCAGGTGACACATGGATGCTTGTTCTCCACTGGCTAAAGAGAAGTGATGCGTTGGTTACTTTCTGGCCTCGCCAGCAGGAGTTGTGGCAGACTATGGTAGACAAAGGACGGACGGTGCACTGTGTGCCTATGGGAGTTAATACTGACTACTGGCAACCCATACCTTCCCAAGGCAAATACGCTGGGACGCCGTCAGTCCTTACTGCTGAGAACTGTCACTATATCAAGTGGCCTCTGGATCTTATCCTCATGTGGCCCTTGGTGACTAACGTAGTGAAGGATGCCAGGCTCCACTTGGTGTACCTTCCGCGAGATCAGCATCGCTGGTGGGCTCCTTTGATGTTTGCCAACGGTGCAGCGTTTAAGACTTATATGACCGGAGACGCATTTGCGAAAGACACGTTACGCAATGCTTTTTGCTCTACGGACTACTACTGTGGTCTCGTTCGATATGGAGATGTGAATCGGGTCTGCTTGGAGGCCAAAGCCTCTGGCGCGAAGGTCATATCTTTTCGTGGAAATGAGTATGCAGACTTCTGGCTCTCAGAGGGAGATCAGAGGCTTCAGAAGGAAGAAATGGTAGCTATCCTGCGAGGAGACGTTGCCCCTCGTGAGACGAAGCCCGTGCCTCATATTCGTGACACAGCTGCGGGTATGATCCAAGTTTATACGAGTCTGCTATGAAGATACTGGATTGGCTGTATAAGAAAATCGACAGAAGGGTGCGAGGGATAGTCGTGTGGGAACCTTGCAATGTTTATGACACTGCTCAAATAGGACACGGGGTGTCTATAGGGATGTTTACGGAGGTGGGAGATGAGGTAAGGATAGGTGACTACACTAGGATCGGAATGGGAGTGTTTATCCCTAAGGGAGTGACTATAGGAGCACATTGCTTTATAGGTCCCAAGGTATGCTTCGTACATGATATGCTGGAGTGGGAAAGATACCCCGGTAGATCTGAGGGGCATTGGGAGAAGACAGTTATAGAAAACTATGTGACTATCGGAGCCAACGCCTTGATTCGTCCTGGCGTGACAATTAGCAAGGGGGCGTTGATAGGTCTTGGTGCAGTGGTCACCAGAGATGTAGGGCCTGATGAAGTCTGGTACGGCAATCCTGCCAAGTATAAGAGGAAAAGAAGGGGAGGAGATTAGAATGGAACTCACAATTGCAGAAAGGTTTGTTCTTTTAAATATGCTGCCTCAGCAGGGAGACATCACAACTGTAAAGATAGTCCGGCGACTTCGCGAGGCGTTGAGTTTCTCTGAGCAGGAGCATGTAGACTATGAGATCCACACAGAGCCTGACGGAAATGGGCGTGCGTTCTTTAGATGGAATCCTTCAAAGTCCGGTGCGGTGAAGGATGTAGAGATAGTGGGCGTTGGTAGGAAACTGGTTGTCGAAGCTCTCCAACGCATGGAGCAGGAAAAGAGTCTCACAGAGAGCCACGTGACTCTGTGGGATAAGTTCATGAACACGTAACGGAGGTAAAAATGGCTGACATTGGATTTCTTGGAATGAGAGGAACTGGGGACTGGCAGACTGACCAGCGCCCGAAGAACTGGAGAGAAGGTATCCTCCGTCTCTATCCTAATGGTATGGCTCCGCTGACGGCTATCATGTCCATGCTGGGGTCTGAGAAGACAGATGATGCTGAGTTCAACTGGTGGACGAAAGCTTTCCCGACCCAGAGTGTCGCGACTACTGGGATCTATACGGACGCGCTGAGCACGCCGTATGTGTCTGGCGCTGTTGCCGGAGGCACGCTCTACGTCAAAATGTCCGCTGCGAATGCGGCGAACTTCAGAGCAGGCCACCTGGTTCTGCTTCGGGATGCTTCGGACCTCACGACTGATGTGGTGGCCAGTGTGCACTCGGTCACAGTTAACGGAGCGAACTCTTACATCAGAGTGACGCTTCTGGAAGATGATGACAATTCCGCTCACAGTCATGATCTGTCTGATGCGGATACTGCCATCATCATCGGCAACATCAACGAGGAAGGCGCAGCGATGCCTACTTCGGTGGCATACGATCCAACGAAACTGACGAACTATACGCAGATCTTCCGCACTCCGCTGAGCATCACGCGTACTGCTCGTCAGACCCGTCTGCGGACGTATGATCAGTATAAGGAATCCAAGCGGGAGGCGCTGGAACTTCACTCTGTCGAGATGGAGAAAGCGTTTCTGTTCTCGATTCCTTACGAGAGCACTGGATCTGGTGGAAAGCCGATTCGTGCTACTGGTGGGATCAACTACTGGCTGAAGACCTATGCGTCTGACAACCTTGATTACTTCAACCTCAACGCCTCTTACACCGACAAGGACTGGCTTGATACCGACGGTGGATGGGCGTGGCTGTGGGTCATGCTGGAGCGTCTCTTCGCCTACGGCAGCACGGAGAAGCTTGCGCTCTGTGGCAATGGTGCTCTTGCTGGCCTCAATAAGCTGGCTCAGATCGGTGGGCATTTTACGCTTACGCCTCAGACGAGGGCGTATGGGATCAAAGTTCTTGAGTGGGTTACTCCCTTTGGGACGATCTATCTCAAGACCCATCCTCTGCTCTCTCAGGAAGCGACCCTCACAAACTCCATGTTTATCCTTGACACGAAGAAACTGAAATACCGCTACGTCCAGGATACGAAGTTCTACGGGGAAGGTGGCAAAGCTGGTGATGGGACGAACTCCGGACGCATCGACGCTACTACGGAGGAGTACCTCACGGAGGCGGGGCTCGAGCTGCATCATCCGCTCTGCTTCGGTGCCCTGCATGGCGTGGGCCTCAACGGGCCGACCTCCTAGCTGGAGCAATTAGCTTAGATGAGTGTGGCTATGTTCAAATTTTGAACGTAGCCACACTTACGGAGGCTCATAATGGAATATAAGGATATTCGCGAAGAGTTCGTGAAGAAGAGTGGCAGATATGATCTAGTCAATTCCGACTGGACGGATAATGGAGCTGACTTCTTCCTGAACGCTGGACAGCGGATGCTCGACAGACGCGCAGATCTGGAGAAGCTGGAAGCACGGTACTATTCCTCTATCGTAGCTGGGGATGTGTACGTGAATACTACCGGTCTTCTGGCCATACTCCAGGCGTGGGTTGTAGATAGTGATGGCAAATCTAGGCTGGAGCGATGCTCACTTGAGGACATTCGAGGCTATTATTCGGAACTCTCTGCTGATCTCGACCAAGGACAGCCTACATACTATGCACCATCTATCGTGAGGCCGTATCCAGATACGATCACTCCTAGCGCACTGGCCGCGTTCTTGGACACGGATGGAGTGGTTGCATCAGCTACTCAGGCCTCACAGCACTTTGGCTACAACGGGATCTTCTTCATGCCTCCTTCTGATGGCTCATACACGTTAGAGATCTTCGGCAAGTTCGGATCACCTGTGCTGAGTGCTACACGTGATGGCAGTACATGGACACAGACTGCTAGCGTCTGGACTGTGAATCATCCTGACTTGCTGATCATAGCAGCGTTGTATAGGATGGAAGTGTTTTATCGAAATACTGAAGGTGCGAAGGATTGGCTTGGAGCGCTGGATCTGGACCTCATGGATTTGGACAAGCTGAGGGTCGATCAAGAGAGCGCTGAGGTCACTCAGATGGAGGGGTAAGATGAAGAAGAGACAGTTTGTACAGGGCGAGACTCATGACGCTAAGTTCAAGTCTATAGAGAACGTCCTTCGGAAGATGTCTAACAAGATGAAGACGGTTGTCTACTTCAACGTCCCTCCTTCATTGCTGACTGGCAGAGTGGAAATAGAACTCGGAAAGGGACATGGGCAGTGGCTTCTTCCGGTGGATGGGGAGATTAGGCAAGGAAGTATTAGGCTCTTCTCTCCTAGTATCAAAACAGGTCAGATCAAGCTGAGCTGTGGGGACGGAGTTAGAGCCACTACAGTCACACATCCTATACCTAAGCGCGGTAGTGCATTCGGGCAGAACTTACAATTCAAATGCGCTGAAGGAGATATCTTGGATATGGATATTAACTTGACGTACGAGGAAGAAACTGACGAGGCAGCCTATGCACTTGTGGCAATCGCGTTCTTCGCAAATAGCACAGCTACGGCAGAAAACAAGCTGGCGATTTCTGAAGTACTGGGAGAAGAGGAATGAGAGAGTTTTATGCTCCGATGCTCAAGCAATTCACGCTTCGGCCTGACGAGTCCAGGCCTTGGGCAGGAGGTCTTGCAGAGTGCTATAATGGGCGAGCAGGGGAAGGGTACATAGAAGGCTATTCTCCTGACATTCGTCCCTTTTCTACGATATACTCTGGCGCCTCTCCTGTGTCTATTGCGTTAGACTGGCCTTTTCCCCAGCTCTTCATGACCGACAGAGGAATAGTGCTAGGGAAACGTGATGGCTTGTTTCTGCTGACGTACTCTGGTGGGAAGTGGAATATCGCTACACTGGTGCAGAGAGTTGCTGGAGCCGCAGTGAATTGGCCATATACTTGTGCACCTGCTCCTATGTTTCCAGTGATAGCGTCAGGAGACCTCCTCTTTTATTACGATTATAACGATGGTTCTCCGAGGGATATAGGCTTCAACATCGCAGACGCTGGAGCAGAGCCTGGAGATAAGTGGAATAGTTCCTGGCGTCAACCTAACGCCGCATGCTACAACCATGGGCAGATCTTCTTAGGCGGTGCGAATAACTATGAAGGCGCGCCTAGCCATTCTAGGCTAGTGCGATATAGCCAGATTGGGACGTTCGACTTCCTCGGGCATACTGCACGAACGTCTCTCAATACAGCAGGCTTTTGGTATGCAGAAACTCATGACGACGATATGGTTATGGCAATCTTGCCTTTTGGGAAGTCTACTATTGTCTACTCTCAGTTCGGCGTGTTTGAGTTGACACCTGCTGCTTCACCGACCCCAACTTTTGCGATCAAGCAGATTGCGTCTGTAGGGATCAATAATCCACTGGCTGTGGCTGCGAGTAAGAATCGCCATGTCTTTGTGAATCGCGTAGGCGATCTTTGCCAGATAGTGAGGGAGAAGGAATACTACACCACGCTTGAATATCAGGTGCTAGGCTTTTCTGAGTTTCTGCAGGAGATGAATAAGGATACAGTTATATCTACAGGCACTAATCTTGTGTCGGTGACTTACAATCCCGCAGAAGATGAGTTTTATATTAGCAATGCCGATAAGGGGTATTTGCTGACTACTACAGGCCTCACAGGGTGCTCAAAGTTAGTAAGTGGATTCATCAGCTTTGATCAAGTCAACAGTCTTGTGGCTGCAGAGTTTGGCACCTCAGCTGGTGGAGGCTTAGGCTATACGGGTGACGCAGGTGGGAAGTATCTTGAAATAGTGACTGAGCCAACTGATCTGGGTGTCCAAGCTATCAAGAGCATCCAGACTGTTAATGTCAACTGCGCTTTGCCTGACAACGCAGTGATGGAAGTTGCCATAGATTGGCGTATGGCAAAGAATCAGCCGTTTAGAAGGAGTCAATGGATAAGGGCTAATCCCGATGGCGTGGCTACTCCGATAGTATCGGCGGTAGACTTTCGGGTGCGTATCAGAGTGCTTCCCTTCGCGTATGCGAGGATTTATGAAGTGCATGTGGGCTGGAAGAGCACTGACAAAAGGAATATAAGGGGGGCTTACGATGCTAGTAAAGCTGGAAGTGGATCAGGCTCTTAGATATTGGGAGCCTTTACGAGGATTGATTATGATTGCTCAGCCTGTTCATGCAGGCACGGATAGAGAGTCTGAGGTAAAACTTCTAGAAGCGGTATCTCTAGGCGCCCTTGACATATGGGCAGAGATGAATGAGAAAGGTGGCATTGATGCTGTCGTGAGCACAGCTTTTACGTCGGATGTAGGTACGGGGAATCTAAGCTTGTTGATATACTCCCTTACCGCAGTAGGCAAGTTAACTGCTCCACAATGGACAGCGGGGCTCGAGACTCTCAGAAAATATGCAGCTAGCAGAGGATGCAAGAAGATCGTTGCGTTCTCTGCGCATTCAGGTGTTATAGGGCTAGTACAGAAGTTGGGAGGAGATACTAGTCTAACTCTTTGCACTTTGGAGGTGTGATATGGGCAGTGGTGGTGGTGGATCCTCAGGTGCAGTCTCCCTTCCGCAGTATCAACAGGAGTTGCATGCATTTGCTATGGCGACGTACTCTGGTGCGACGCCTACAGATCATTTCGGTGCGACGTATCGGCTGGCAGTGCAGATTGTCAACCAGATGGATAACAGCCCTTACAATTCGCTCTCCGCATATGATCCTGATGTGCGGACAGCAGCGATGACAGGAGCTGCACTTTATTTCAAGAACGCAGCAGATGCTCTTGCCTATGGCACAGACTTTCCTGCGTTCTTCGTGGCTGCAGCTGCGGAATTGACAGGTGTGAGTCATCTGTCTGATATGGTCTCGGATATAGGGGAGCTTGACACACTTGTAGATGGTATAACTCCTACCACTGGATGGGAAGCTATGCTTGCGTCAGTTGTAGGGAAGGTTGTAAGTACGCTGTTGCCTCAGTTGCATTTGACTAGCGCTTCGGGTGAGCTGGCTTCTCTGGACTCATTGCTGGATAGCATCGTTCATACGACTGATGTTAAGACTATGATATCTAATGCAGCTGCGCAGATAGACACTTCTATTGCTCCAGACAGTTACTTCACCGCACAAGCAGCAGCGGCTACGAGCATTCTTGGAGACGACGTAGATGATACACTGGCTCGATACTACGCAGGGATGCGTGATTTGAATAGTGTTATGATTTCGGCTTACTCCATTGGTGCTGCGATGATAAATAGTCGCAAGACGGATCAGTTGGCAAAGCTCACTGCGGATCTGCAAAGTGCTGCGTATATGAAGCGCACAGATATTATAGCGCAGGCTGTGAGTGATATGGTTAAGCTGTATCTTGGCGAGGTTGCCGGTCGTGGAGAGCAGGCTCGCATAGGCACATCGCTCTACTTGACACATGACAAGAACTTGATTGATGCTATAACTGCAGGCACCATCGAGGAAGTTAAATTGCAGTTGGGGAAGATCTCTGGGAAGGTTGATAGCGCGAAGTTGTCAGTCTTGGCATATGGGCAGAGTGATGATACCTATGGGAAGCAGCTGATTTCTGTGGCAGACGCGATGTCCAGGTATCATCTGCAACAGCTGGACTTCAAGAGGTTCGCAGCGCAGATGACTGCTGAGGCGAATCGAGTCGCACTGGTGGCTGAGAAGGAGGAGACGGACATCAATAGAGAGATTGATGTGGCAGATGCTCTGTGGAACCTAGAGCTTTATAAGTATCTTGGTAATATGCTAGCTGCTGTTCAAGGCGCTGTGGTTCCACACGGAGCGCCAGGGAAGAGCACAGCAAGTTCTGCCATCGGTGGGGCGCTGATGGGGGCAAGTGCTGGAGCCGCTATGGTTGGTGCGTTAGGTTCTGAGGCAGCCTTGGTAGGTGCTATGGGTGGCCCAGCTGGTATGATAGCTGCCGGGGCAGTGCTTGGAATAGGATCAGCTTTGATGTAAGAAGGAGAAGAGAAGATGAATAAGTATCTTGACTATTACAACACTAAGATAGGCCCAATGCAGGCTGCTGGACAGCAAGGTATTCAGCAGGATAGTGACCTGATCAGTAGGCTGCTTACACAGCACACAAACGCAAAGGTAAGTATGACATCAGGAGAAGGCGCAGACAACATCACCGATCTTAAGGTGAGTTGGCCCAAAGCTACACCTGGGTCGGCTACGTCTATCAATGCGGCTACAGGTCCTTCTACAAGCAGGATTGCAGGCGTTCCTACTGTTCCCACTCCTCAATCAATTGGAAGGATAAATAATCCTCCCACACCAGCTGCTCTTACTCCACCTCCACCCTCTGCACCTGCCCCTATTGGTGTGAGCGCCATTGACCAGCAGGGTATGTATGGTACTCTCGCACAAATCCTTGCTGGCTTTGGCTCTGGATTCCTGGACAAAGATAATCCTGCTCAGGCTATTGGAGCAACCGCAGCTGGAGTGGGGCGCAACTTGGCCTACAACGCAGCACTCAAAAAGCAGTTGGCAGCGATCTTAGGAGAGGGCGGGAACTCAAATTTTTGACGAGCCCCGCTACTGGAGTTGATTGGGCAGCAGCGGGGCTGACTCCGGAAATGAGTGACCAGATTTTCAAGACCGCGCAAGGTGCTTGGACGAACTCTCCTGCAGGACGCAGGTATGAGATGATGAGATCTATTATGCCTACGCTAGTGTCGGTGCAAGGGCAGAAAGATGTCATAAAGATGAAAGAAGAGATGGCTCAGGGGAACTTGGATAAAGCCGTAGCTGCCGGCCAAAGTCTGGCGTTGCCGACAGATTTACAAACTACTCTTGGTGTGAAGAGTTTCGGTTCTCTGGTAGGGCAGGTGCGAGACGTAGATACGGCACAGAAGATTCTTAATGCAGGGATTAGCTTGATAAACAGTAAGAATCACGCGGCTTACCTGGGAAGTGAGTCTGCGCTGAGAGAATCTGAGAAGCAGGAGAGGCTGTATCTGTCGTACAACGAAGCGCTTAATAAGATGGCTAGAGACTATATTCTTCCCCACGAGGTTGCAGAGATCAGTGCAAAGCATGGAGAGGATAAGAAGAAGATAGCCGAAGAACTTTCTGCGCTTTCTAAGGTAACCGGGAAGACTGTGATGACGCAAGGTGATGTGGACAGGTACAACTATATCATTAAGCGTCTTAACGCTATGGCACAAGGTAAGCCTTCGGACTTTGATGTTACTTTAGAAGAGCTGGAGCAGCAAGCAGGTGCAGATAAGGAAGCTCCTCCACCTCCTCCACAAGAGAAGGAAGTGTGGCAAGGCCCTTTGCTTCCTCCAGAGATGCGGGCAGGAGATCTGGTGGGACAGCGTGCAGTGCTCAACGCATGGACGCCTGGTGTGGAGCCTAGCTGGAAATTCAAAGACATTGTCCCTAACGCTCTGATTCCAGGACAGATGGATCCTTATAAGAGGTACTAACCTATGAGGGTACAAACCAGAGACGGAAGAATTGTGGAAGTTCCTGACAATCTGAGTCCTCAGGAACAGCTTGCACTGGTGCGCCAGAAGACAGCGCCTCCTCCACCTCCGCCCCCTGAGTTAACGTATGGAGAGAGGTTTGCTGGGCACTTGACAAAAGGTGCTGGTGAGTTGTTCTCTACCGCAGGAAACATTCTTGCCCTTATACCAGGCGCACACGATAACATCCTGCAGGAGACAGGCGCTGATATCAAGGGCACTGCAGCTGCGCAGAAAGTTATACAACAGCCTCCGCAAGGGTTCTGGCCTAATGTAGGGTGGAGCCTTTTGGAGTTTGCGCCACAAATGCCTCTCTATTTTGGAGGTGAAGCCTTACCTATGGCGGGTATGAAAGCTGTGCCTTATCTGCGAGCGATTCCAAAGGTGCTTGAGGCAGTCAAAGGCGGAGCATATATACCTGAGATTCCCAAGGCTATGGGGCGTGCGGCTATCGCTGGCGCCACAGTTGGAACGCTTGGAGCGGAGCCTGGGTCTGGCGTCGTTGGGAGCTTGAAGCATGGGGCAGAGGAGGCAGTAGGCTTCGCGGGTGCAGTTGGCGCTTTTGGAACTCTCTTTAGAATCCTTGGTGCAGGAAGTAGAGGGTTACTTCGAGCTCATATGGATAAGATAGCTCGCATGGATAAGGCCAGAGTGGATAAGCTTGTCGAGGATCTCCAGGCTGAGCCTAATATGGAAGCAAGGCATGCACGCTTCGCAGCTGAGATGGATGCTTGGGGACGCGAGCTTCCGGAGTTTTCCGCAGATACGAGGCTCAGAGAGGAGCCCTTCGAACCCTTCAGGCCTCCGCCAAGTGGAGGTCCTCCGAAGCCTCCGCCGGCTCCTCCAGCTGCTCCGACAGGTGGGGGTGAACCGCCCTCCGTTCAAAATTTGAAGGTAGCTGAGGAGGTAAAGACTGATGTTAAAGAAGACCTCACAAGGGTGGATCGTGTTGAGCGAGAAGGGGAAGAAGCTAGGCGGTCCATACAAGACGAAGGCCCTGGCGAGGAAGCGCCTAGCGCAGGTGGAGTACTTCAAGCACGAGAAGAAGTGACACCTGCTATTGAGGACGCTCCTCCTGCACCCAAGGAAGCTACTCCTAAGAAAGCCTTCTTGGAAGCGAAGAAGGAAGCAAACAAAGTCGCGGATATAGAAGGTCCATTTGATGAACTCGGATGGTTTGAGAAGAATAGACTGTATGACCATCTGGAGTTGCTCGAACGAGGCTATCCGCTTGAAAGAATAAAAGTGGCTGAGGGCTTTGAGAGAACAGGTCCTACTGTACTGGAGATGACCAAGAGTGAGGCCAAGGCGGAGTTGCAGAAACTCTACGACATTAAGGTAGAGCCTCCTACGGAGCATGAGCTTCTGGCATGGCAGGAACGAGTGACAAAGATCAAGGAGATGCGTCCTGAGGCAGGGAAGCATAGGAACATAGGAATGACAGCACACGAACGTGCTATGGCGAAGGCTATAGCTGACAAACTTATGGCAGACAAGAAATTGTATAGTGCCGTAAGAGCCCTGGCTAAGATAGATCAGGAGAAGCAGATCTTTGGACGGGAGCCTATAGAGTTTGGAGATCCATATGCAGAGTATGCTCGACTTCAGACTACTGCGCCCACGCCTCCTAAAGCTAGTCCTGTCAGGCAGGTAGAAGTTACGCCTGAACTGGAAGCACAGTATCTTGAGTCGCTCGCAAAGAAAGAAGAGCAGACAGCTGCGAGGGAGCTCTTGCGTAAGGGCAAAGGGGAGAGTAAGATAGGTAAGCTTCCTGAGAGGATTAGGGAAGAGACTCCTGAGGAAGTGGAAGCTAGGATAGATAGGAGACGACGGCGTACTAAGAAAGAAGAAACAGCGCCGGTCACAGAAGATGAAGTTAAGAAAGTCCAGGCGGAGATTGACAAGATAGCTGCGGAGGAAGAAGCTGGAAGAGAGATCAAAGCTCCGAAGGAAGCAGAGAAAGTGGATGTTGATGTGGATCCAAACTCTGCAGAGGCCTGGGAGCGGAGGCTTTCTGATGAAGGCATGGGAGTGGAAGAAGGGGCTGTTGATAAGTTCATGGAAGAGGAGGCGTATAATCCTCTCTGGCGTGAGTCTACCCTTGACTTCATGGGCCTTCAGCAGATGTATGAGATGGCTGTAGAGAATCTGAGGAAGCTTGGGCCTGTGCTCAGAAAGATCAATGCTAAGATAGGTGCTAAAGGGGAGATAAATTTCTGGCACGGCAATCCCAAGGATGCTACGATAGAAAAGGAGTTTACACTTTCCTTCATGGGAACGGGTGAAGCTGAGAAGGCCCTTAAGCAGCTGGTCGCTGTCTCACGAGGGATTATGGTGGAAGGTCCTAAGAAGTTCTCCGAGTTTCGAGCCAGGCTTAGAGAGATAGTAGGCGATCTTTGGGACGATATTAAGCATATGGCTCGAGCACTTTGGAAGTCTGCTACTGAGTGGTATAAGAACAGCCGTATCGGAAGCGAGCGTGGCTCGTTCTCTACTGAGGCTAAGGAGCCTTCTGAAACTATGGCCAACTTCCGTCGAGGGCTTCATAAGTTCTCCGACGAGGCGAGGGCATGGTATGAGACTTCTGTCTTTGGCAGACGCCCGCAGAGAGATATCAATACTCTACGGGATGTAGCCACTTTGATGGAAGAAAAAGCATATGAAGTCCCCAAGCCGGCTGCGAAAGTTATCGAGTCCTTGAGTGGGGAGAAGGCAAAAGTATACGACATCCGCAACAAGAATGGGCCTGATATTGTGAAGGGAAGTGAGTGGATAGTTCCCACCATGAGGACTTTCTCAAGCCACCCTGGAGCGGATAGAGCTGCGTTTGAAGTAGTAGCTGCTGATCTGACTGCTGGGCATAATAGAGGGATTCACTTCTCTGTTATTGGCAATGCAGTAGCAGGGCTCAAAGAAGAGGAGCGCAAACTCCTTCGTGACGTCATTGAGAAGGGGAAGTATGCTTCTGAGCATATACGTCAAGCGGCGTTGAAGATCAGCGCGTGGCTTGGGCATATGAAGACACGATATAAGGCCTTCTTGACTGACATGTATATGAAGCATTTGTCTGAAGGTGAGATGCGTGCTGTTCAGGATGTGCTAGCTGGTGGCGAGGTAGAAGCAGTGGCCAAAGGTGCAGGGATGAAGGCTACGACTCTGCAAAGCTTGGTTAATAAACTGAATGAGATAGATAGTTGGGGGCTTGATCCTGATACTTACCTTCCTCGGGTGGAGCGCGGGAGTATCAAGATCATGGAGAGGAGCAAAGATGGGAAAGGGTATAAGGTTGTAGCTGTGGCCTTCTCCGAGGAGCATGCTGCTGAGAAGATTGCGAAGCTGCTTGAAGAAAGGCCTAGGGATCTTTTCCTTGACCACACAATGCCTGAATATCTGCGAGATCTTCCGACGCCTATTAGCCCTATGAGAGCGAAGATCCTGAACGGCAAGATCCAGAAGGCCATGAAGGAAGAGCTTGATAAGGTGAACAAGGAACTTTCCAAGATCATGAGAGGAGTGTATGAAGTACGACCGACTAAGAAATATACGCCCTTCGAGAAGCCTCGTCATGATGTGCTTAAAGGGGAGGAAGATCCTGTCCCGGTCCTGTTTGCGTATGCTCATGCGATGGAAACTAAAATGCAGCTCGACCCGGTGATAGATAAGGTGCAAGCTCTCTTGCCCAATCTGCCGGAGAATATGAGGGCTGCAATGACCACACTTATTGAGGATATCAAAGGGCGTAGGTGGATGTCTGATCAGGTGTTGGAGGAAATTGGTAAACGCTTCGGAATATCCCTTGAGGGACGTCCCTTCTCCAGGTTAGTAAGCAACGTGAAGATGGCTGAAGCGTGGATGAAGTTTGCTTATAGGCCTATAGCTGGTGTGATCAATGCAGCGTCGGCACTCGGCCACATCTGGGCTAAGACAGGTTCGAAGTATCTTGCAGAAGGCTTGAGGTTTATGCGAACTGAGGAAGGCAAACGCTTGCTGGACTCTGTAAGGCATCTGCTTGGAACTGACGTCGTGACTGAGATGTCGGGAAAGACCCATGAGAAGCTGCACCTGTATCATCCTCTCGGCATGTTCCAGATGCCGGAGAAGGTGATGCGGGAGCTTGCGGTGTGTGCGAACTATCTGCTTGCCAAGAGTAAGGGCCTCGCAGATCCTGCTGCAATTGAGTTTGCGGTGCGTGCTAACTGGATGCAGAACTTCATCTACAACATGGCTGCATTGCCTCGTGCTTTGAGGGTTCCCACAGGCAGGTTGCTTGGTCAGTTCAAGCCCTACCTGGTGCAGGAGATCAACTTTATTAGCCAGCTCCGTGGGCAGGAAGCTGTGCGGTACCTGGCGGTGATGGCCACACTTGGTGGGCCGATAGGGTATATTGCCACACTACGGACACTCCCAATCTTGTCTATGTTCCCCTGGTGGAATGATATAGAGGAGTACGTCAACACTCATGCACCAGCTGCTTCTCGAGGCATAGGCGGATTGATGGGAGTGGATGTGACTGCTCCTGCAACGTTCCAGTTCCCTACAAGATGGGAAGAATGGGCAGGCCCGTTCCTGGGCGACTTGGTTAAAGTGAAGAGAGAAGTGCTTGACCCACTGGCGAGAGGGGAGTTTCTTGATGGCTCTGAAGCAGCGAGGGAGCTTACAAGTCAAACTATCCCCATTGCGAAGCATTGGTGGACAGCTGTGGATCAGGTGCTTGATAAGGACGGATGGGTGAAGGATGATAGGGGTCGGAGGATCTACCATATTGGAGAGTCTCCGTTAGACAAAGCAGCGTTTGCGTCTAAGATTGTAGCGGGTGCTACTGATCTTGAGCTCTCTATGATCCGAAAGCATGAGAGGTTCCTGAAGGAAGAGGCTCGTGTAAGGGCGCGAAACAAGCAGGCTGTGGTGGATGAGATCTTAGATGCTGTGCTTGATGGAGATCCTATCACACCGGAGATGACTAACGTAATGGCTGAGCTCAATATCAAGCCAGGGAGTCTGAGACGGGCAATGAAGTTCCGTATGCTCGATGCTCAGACTCGCCGGTACTTGATGACTGAGGTCGCTAAGCGTCCGGAGCTTCTGGAGGAGTGGCCGGAGTTGCAATAGGCGTAGGCCCCCACTTCTCGATAAACTCTAGCATATTACAATAGTGCCGAATCTTGCGGATGTCCGTGAGGTTCGGCCTTTTGTTTCTATTGCGATACGCGCACTTGATGATGTTTGCTACTACCCAAGGATGAAGGAGGCCACCTGCATAGTATAGGTCGATAGGCTCGACTTCACCCGTAGGGCCTTTGTAGTGCTCACTGCCCTCAAACTTCAAGAGGACCCACTCCGCTTTCATCTGTGACGGCCAGTTGCTTTCCATTGTCTTTTCCTTTCATTGAGGTTTCTACTATACGGGAGAACCATCTACGTTCTTCCAGTTCCTCGATCAAATCTTGAGTGCCCTTAGGCAGGGGGGTAGAGAGAAGGAAGTTAGAGAAACGTACTACCCTGGCGAATATGAGGCGGGCACCTTCTAAAGTGTGCCCATTTGCGAGGTGTGTTGCAACTGTTACCCATCTGGCATATGAGTCACATGTCTGTTCTCCTGTGCAATCTGGGTTAGTGCAGAAATGAAAGTGCATATCGTCTGCAAGTTTGGCAACCCCAGTACCTGAGAGGATACTGTCTACGTCTACATTAGACGCCTCTCGAGCAGCTTCTGCAAGTTGCTTCACAATCAAGACTAACTCTGTCTTGGTCTTGTATTGCAAAATGTCTTCCATTGTACGTCTCCTTCGTTCAAATTTTGAAGATAGGTGCGTTCGGATTGATTCTGTATATTTCCTTAGTCCCTTGGATAACTCTATGCACAGCTCCCATACCCATGAGCGTTTCGAGGATCTTGTCCATACCCCACTTGTCGATGTCCTGGTAGAAGAGTTGCAGGAGTTGTGCATATGAGAGCTCCTGGTGCTGCATTAGAGCAGCAGCTACTTGTTTCAATGTAGATACTAACTGCGCTCTGGTGTTCTCAGCAGTCATGCCTCTGAACGTGTTGCCCATGTTAGCTTCTGTTTCAGTTATAATTCTCCGTGCCTTATCAAAGTGCTCTGCTGTTATGACCATATCGTCTGATTGAGATGCAGACAGGAGCATAGCTACTTTGATTGCGTGCAGGGGACGGCGCCTCAAGTAGCCTCCGAATCTAGGATCGGAGAACTGAGGTTTGTCTTTGTCTTGATTATTGTACCAGTCTGTATAGGCTAGCACTAATTCATCAGTCACACGGAAGGTTCCAAACATGTTGGCTATGCGATAGCCATCCTGAAGGAGGTCTTGGCGAACCTTCCTAGCACGTTCAGATAGCGTGGGAATAGGCACTATCTTTCCTCGCTTAGTCTCGTACACCAAGATCATACGAGCCGTAAGTCCACCGCCAATAGCATCTTGGGGCAACGAGCTTTGGAGCAACTCAGGAGTAGTCCCGCCTAGGAGATTCACCCAGACGCCGTGGATACTGTCCACTCCTTGATGCTTTGTTTGGTAAGTCCACTCTCGCCGACAGTCGTACCAGTTGCACAGATCAGCCATGAGTTGGAGGTTGCTATAGCCTAGGAAGACGGTTAGCTCCTCGCTGAAGACTGTCAAAGAGCAGTGCATTGCTAGTTTCTTACCACCGTCTGCTATCGTTGTATCTGTACACTCGGAGAGATCTCGGATGAGAGCTTCTCGTGTAGTGGCCTCAGCCGCAAGTTTTATCTGCATATCCCTTAGGATTTCTATAGCAGGTCCCATTGCCATACCTTTTCCAAGTCCTGTAGGACCGACGAGCACTATATACATGTTAGGATACACATCATACATTCCCCACGGTAAGAAACACTTTCGTCTAAGGCCAGCAGCTATGACAGAAAGCCCAGTCCACAGACGATAGAGATACGGTGGCTCAGTGTTATCGGTAAACTCCATCCAACCACTTAGCCAATCGGGAAGCACTCTCGAACTCATTCGCATCCACCGTCTGCATTCCTGTCTTCTTGTCTTTGCTCATAGTCAAGCCCATCTTAAAGTCAGCGGGGATCACAAAGGTGCGACCTTGCCACTCAAGAGGACGCTCTAGCATTTCCTTGACCCAACACAAGATGTCGGCATGTGTTAGCCAGGGATACTCTCTGCTGATTTGGAAATAGATCGCATCATGCACCTGGTTTAGAAGCCACAAGGGGCCAAACCTCTTTTGATCTTCATAGATCGGAATGACTCCATCCCGGTTGATCTTGTCTGCTACGGTACTTTGTGGGATACACGCGTAGGCTTCTTTGAAAGTCTTGTCATCAAGGTGCCCAAGGAACTGTCTTTTTCTGCCATACAAGTTGGTGATCGTGCGATCTTTGCGTAACTGCATTCTTATCCACGCATGGTACTGACGAACGCCAGGATACGCAGCGTGGTAGCGATCAACGATCATCTTGGCCTCATGCTCAGGCATTTCGTTTAGCAGCGCGAAGGCCTTGTAGCCGAGGTCGTAGTTTAACGAGTGATTTCCTTTCTTACCCCAGTCCCTTTCTGAATGCTCACCAGTGCCAAGAGAGGAGGAGCCTTTCACATCACTGATCTCGTCAATCATCTTTCCAAAGATGAGCGCAGCAGTCTGCTTGTGCAAGTCAACCTTCCCCTCAAACGCTTGCATCATGGCATAGTCAGGAGCGACATAAGCCACGATACGATTCTCTGCTTGGGCCAGGTCTACTTGATACATCACGAAGCCTTCGTCCGCATGCAAGTGTTTGAGGAAGGGAGGTGGGAGGTTCTGCTGATTGAGGCCAGTTCCGAAGATGTTCTTGGAACTGGACAGACGACCTGTAGTAGTGCCAACAGGATTGAAGGAGCAGCGAAGTCTACCATCGGGATCTATCTTGGCGTCAAAGTATGTGCTCTTCATCTTAGACAGTTTGCGCACCTTTAAGAGTACTTCAGCTTCCTGGACACCCTTACGAGCCAATCGCTTGAGGGCATCCATATCTACAGAAGGCTTACCAGTTCCACGCTTGACGTAGGGCTTGTGTCCCTTCTCGTAGTAGAAGTAGTCTAGAAGTTGCTTCGGACTGTTGAGGTTGATCTCCCGGCCAGCGAGTTCCGTGAACTGCGCAGTGAGGTCCTCGATCTCGAGAGCCATCTGAGCACTCTCCCGTTGCACTGCATCAATGTCGACTAAGACTCCATGCGACTGCATGAAAACCAAGGGCTCGATGAGACGCCTTTGGTAGTCGTAAGTTTCCATGTTCTCCTGCTTTACTAATTCAGCAGTGATCTTGGGCATGGCTTCCATGCACATGAGACTATCTTTGGCATTGTAGATTGCAAACTGCTCATCGTTCATGCCAGGATTTTTCCACCACTTCCCGTCGTCCTTATAATAAGGCTCGTCTGTGTAGAAGGAAGTGATGAAATCTAAGCCTTTCGGAAAGTCAGGGAAGCGTATGCCTTGGCCAATCATAGTATCCTCAACGCCTCCGTATGAGCGAGTGCGGATGCCATACTTGGAGAAGAGGAAGTGGATATCGAAGACCAGGTTCTGGCCTACTTTCTTGATGTTAGGATTCTCAAGAAGCTCTGCTATACTCAACATGACTGCGGCTTCCTGAGGTAGGGTGAAGTAGTTGGCGCCTCTCCAGAAGAAGGGGATGCTGATAGCTTCCCATGGCGACGTAGCAAAGGATATGCAGGCGAGCTCGTAGTTCTGCTTCATCAGGACTTCGATGTCGAAGCCTACATATGGGCAAGTCTTGCAGTATTCCAAGAAGCCCATGACTTCATCGAAGGAAGGCTTGATGAGCATAGTCCGCTTGGGATGCTCTATCGCAGGGGATTTAGCTTGTTCAGCCACTTTCTGCAGATCTCGTCTGATCAGATAAGCCAATGTCAGGTCATGAGCATGGAGGACAGCAGCAGGGTGGATAGTGGGAATGACCTTGATCTTGCGGTCTCTGATCTGGCCTTCGAGAATAGATCCCCGGAGTTTAAGCACGCCTTTACGTCCTGTGAGGATCCATAAAGGTATTGCTCCGATGGCTACGAAGACGTTAGCTGGGAGGGCATATAGCTCGTCTTCCAGATAAGCGATGTGCTTTCTGGCCTCGTCGGACAGCTTGATATTACTGCCTGAGATGTCGATGAACTGCTTAATATCGTTACGTTGGGGCTGCACTTTGATGACGTTAGTGATATAGACATCACTCCTGTTTAACAGCCCAGTCATTAGGTTGTTGAGTAACTCTCCTGCAGAGCCCACGAAAGGACGCCCTTTGAGTGTCTCAGAAGCACCTGGAGCTTCGCCAATGAAAACTATCTGTGCGTCCTTTGGGCCTTCACCGTAGATGTAGCGCACGGATGGATTAGCTCCAAAAGGTATATCACTCATGGATTCACTCCTTGTCTAGGTAGCTCTTATACAACGGAGGACGATTCATGTGCACCTTTAGGACATAGGTATTGTAGTACTCCTCAGAGAGATCAAAGCCTACGCCATTCAATCCTAGGTTGGCACATGCTAGAAGTGTGTTGCCACTCCCGGCAAAGGGCACTAGAATGTTGCTTCCCACGTCGACGAAGTGTGAGAGGATGTCCTGGATTAGTTCGATAGGACGTTCCGTAGGGTGGACTTTTCGCTGAGGCGGAACGCTTTTGTAGTTGAATGCATTGATTCTTCCAGGCTTAACTATCACCGGATTGCCCTTGGCGAGGTAGTAGAAAGGCTCTACAGCTGAGCCAAGATACTTATCCGGTTGCTTCGTCTGGCCTTGAGTTTTGATCCAGAAGCCTCCAAGCCGACGTCCTGTGAAGCCCGCACGCTTGGCCCATTGGTAAGTGATCTCTGCCCAAGGCTCGATAGCATACCAGAGGATGAGCCAACTATCTGGGGCCAGCACTCGATAGCACTCGTTCAGCATGAGCTGCATGAACTCCGGATAGTCGTCTGAGTGGACTTCGTTGTAGGAGTCGCCGTAGAAGGTCTTCTCGGCTTTCTTTACGTTGGGAAGATCTATGGCGTAAGGTGGATCGACTTCGCACAGTTTGATACTGCCGTCTGGTATATCCTTTACGCCCTTAAAGAAGTCGGTGACTACATACTTCGCAGTAAGTTCTTCGTGGAGTTGTTGAGCAGGTCCTTGGGATTCCTTAGCTCGGCGCGCCTTCTCCTCGATGATCATACGCTCTTTCATCTTAGCGAGGAGTTTTGCTGCCTCCTGCTTTGTGGCACATCCTGCGATGTCAGGGATAGCCTCGGCTGCTCTGGCTATTCTTATGTCGTCTGATATGCCACCTGGAGAACGCCCAAGTAGCTTAGCCGTGTCAGCCATAGACCAGCCTTTGGCGTCAGGGGCCGTGGAGAGTTTCTGCCCGTGGATTGTTACTTGGAGGTTGTGCAAAGCTGTTTTGAGCCGTGCCTGTTCGAGCCACGTGAGATCCTTGCGGGCTATATTCTCCATGAGCTCGATTGAAAGCATATCTTGCTCGGAGAGGTTGGCATCGTAAACACGCACAGGGAGGACGTCTATGCCAGCCTTCGCAGCTGCTTTCATCCGACGCCCGCCGGCGAGCAGTCTATATGTCCCGTCTCCGTTGTCCCGTACAGCAAGGGGTTGGATAACTCCATCCCGCTTCATAGACTCAGCAAGAATGTCTATGTCACCATAGTCATCACGAGCACGGGCTTCGATGACAATGCTAGTTCTCTGTACTATCTTCAGTTCCATTCGCTCTTCCCTCCAGCACTTTTAGTAGTTGTCTAGCCATAGCTTTACTCATACCTGCCACAGGGTTGGCGCTGGATTTTGCCTTCCTTGGTTTGGCAGGATCCCTAGGAGCACGACGATGACTGCGGACGTCTTTTAGTAAGGCGTCCAGCTCGGCATCACTCATCTCCCGGATGCTTTTCTTCAAGTTTTCCAGAGTCGACATGGCGTTTAGCCTCCTTTGCGATAGATAGGTATTTCTTATCAGGTATCATGTCATGGAGTATAGCCGTAAGAGCAGGTGCTCCAAACTCTTCCACCAGGTCTAGCACATCGTCAATCGCCTTGCGAAACACGTGGCCTGCCATTCCCCAAGGAATGAGGCGCGAGAGACGTTGTCGCTGATCCTCGCGGAGATCGATAGTGAGGCGTGGCTTGTAGTCTGGATTTGTTTTAGACATGAGAATCTCCTGAGGAGGGGTGGAGCAGGATATGCCCCACCCCTCAGGTTGTGGCTTAGGCGCCGGTCAGAATTCTGCGGATACGATTCTGCGTTCCGTACTCCTCACTTTCTTCCTCCACGAGGTAGGCATAGAAAGTGCTGCCGACCAGCTGCTCCGGAGAGAAGCCACCGAGGCCAATGCCTGTGGCTTCAAGGAGACGCTTGATAGCGAGCTTCCTACGATTCGCCTGCTTGGCGTCGTCGTTCTCCGTGGGGAGCATGAGGACATGGGTCATGTCTTTCGCCGTGGGCTCCTCGGGGACGTCCAGGCGGAGGATGAGGAAGGGGCCTTTCTGTCCACTTTTGACCTCGGCGTTGATGACACGCACCATGTACTCGCCCTCAGGGATAGCTGTTGGTTCATAGGTGTCCTCGAAGTCGAAATTCAAGAAGTCTTCTGCCATTGTTAGGTTCCTCCTAACTTTTTAATTCGACCCGCTTATGCGGTTCGTGTGCTTCGTTCAAAATTTGAAGGTAGGTTACCATTGTATGCCTACCCCTATGCTAAGGTTGTTTGCCACACAGCCGAGGGAGATTAGTGCTACGCCTCCCATCCAAGCTCGACGCCACTTCTCAGGGAGTTGTGTAGACAGGATCATGTGCGCTGTGAGCACCACAACAGCACTCTTTTCTCGACCTGTTCCACCAGTCACGGGCTCCGCAGATGCAGGCAAACTTGAGGCTCATGTCACTCTCCTATCAGGTCGAGGATCTCGGAGAGAGGGAGCCAGTAGTCGGTTTCGTAAACGGCCCACCCCGCCTTAACCTGTATACACCCCGCCGGGATTTTGCTTTCTTTCGTAAGGTATTTAACTCCCCGATCCTCCACCGGCCCCGTCCTCCACCGAAGGGGCTTGGTCTTTAGTCCTGCCCGTACTCCCCGCTGCACGCAAGCGGCGTCTTGGTAAACGCAGGGCATAAGCGCTTCCGCGATATCTTCTCCTTGGTCTGGCGTTACAGGGAATGTTGCACCAGCCCTTTTTCCTGTCGCTATGTTTTCCCATGTCGCTTCAACCTCATTTCTTTGAGGAAAAAATACCGCCGATATTTTATGTGTAGTATTCATGCTCCACTTTATAGATTCAAAGGCGTCCCATTCATCCGGCGTTGCGTTATATCTGCCTAAAATGCTGTCAGTAAAATCAATCAGATCTTTATTCATGGTCTTCCTCCCACTCCCTCATAAACTCCCAATACCGCCCTCCTCCAATCGTGACCTCCACGCACCACCGGCCCAACTCGATCCAGATATGCCCGTGTCGGGGTTCTCCGTGGCTATGAATACCACCGTGGAGGCCGATGGCGTACCAGCCTCGGTCATCGTATTCGAGATAGTCTATAAGTTCGATCCGGACCATCACTCACCCCTCCACCAGCCCAAGGATGTCGGAGAGGGGGATGTGCTTCTCGCCAGCATCTATGAGATTTCCCTTGCGGATAGAATACCCATATCCGGTAGCGGAAAGAGGGCTGCAGACAAGAAATTCTTCCCATTTATCGGTTTCCGGCACCGGCCCCGTCCTCCACCGGAGGGGCTTGTTTCCCGAACACGCCGGGGGTAGGTTCGCCGCCCCTTGATCGCCCGCACAGGCCCACGCCTCTATACAATCGGGGCAATACGGCCCATCATCGTTAATAAAATAATCCTGTTTCGTTATCGGTTTACGACAACTGACACACCGCCTTATGACCGCCGTTCCCTCACTCAGTTCATACTTCATTGTTCCCCGCCTCCTGTTCTCGGATCGCCCTAGCTTACCTTATACCCTGCCTTCTCAAGCAGATAAGTATAGTCAGGCTTCTCGTATGTATCGAAAAGCCCCTCGGCCCCAATCCTTGTGCGAGCCTTGTAGAGCCCGCTGTTTCTGGTGAGGAAAGTATACTCCACACCCTTGCTAGTCTCTTTAGTCTGTGTGGCGTAGAACTCGGAGAACAGCAGAGGTATGCGCATCTTCAACTTACCGATAAAGAGTGGCCCGATCTTGATACGGCCAGTGAGTTCGTCCTTATCGCTATCCTCGTGGCAGATGAGAATGAGGTTACACGGCAAGTTACTTGTCATATCCTTGATGAGGTTTTCCATCACCTGCATCACGGGCAGATAGTCGTTCTGCTGAGGAGGACCACCTGACCTGCCTTGGCGCTTCAACTCTTGGTTCATGATAGTGCCGGACCAAGTAGTAGCGCTGTCGATAACGTAGGTTTTGAAGTGGTCGAAGAACTTGGTCTGTCTGCGCCTTTTATATTCCGCCTGCCACTTGAGGAACACATCAGGTGCAGCCGGGTTCTCTTTCTCCCAACGAGTGTCGGCCACTACCTTCCCGTCGTTGATGGCTTTTCGGATAGTATCAGTCCCACCTGGATCAAAAGAATCGACGAGGATAGGGCCTGGAGCCGTGATGATTGAACGAGTCTTTCCTGATCCACTGTCTCCGTAGACTAGGAACGATGTTCGCTCATGATTCGTGCCCTCTTCGTACATTGCTTTGATCTTTGCAATCTCGGCCTCGATGTTGAGTTGAGGTTTCGTCGCCTCTGTCATGTGCTTCACCTCCCTTTACTATGGCTTCTAGGTACTTTGTCCATGTCTGCTCGATGAGGGAATAAGCCTCGTCTTTTGAAAAAGTTCTGCGGTTAGCCCTCGTAAATGCGTGCCTCATCATGTCCTTCAGTTTCTTCACGTCTTCATACATAGAACCTCCTTGGGCGTTTATTGCTAGATGTCTCCGTCAAGATTCATGACGACTTTAGAGGGCCGATCACTCGGGTCCCACCACCTCACGGCGTAGCCAATCGGAGGTTCCTCGGCGTACTGCAAAGGGTTAGGCCATGCGGAGCAGTAGTCCATAAAGGGACAGCCGAAGTACTTTGTGCATGATTCTGTGGCCATTGGGAAGGCCATGAGGATACCATCTTCACGCTTCGACTCGTGGAGGCGCTCGTAGTCTTGGAGCATTCGAGACGCCCATTCTTTAGTGTTCCACCACCATACCTGCATCGCCTCACGCTGTTTGCGAATAGGTATGCGAGGGAAGCGAGTGTTTTTCTTCGTAAAGATCGCCCCGTTGATCTCAATGCCATAGATCTCATCGGGAGGATACAGGCAGTAGAGGACGTGGGTATAAGTGCCGACCTGTGTCTTCAAAGACCACTGAGTTTCCCACGTCCTATCAAGGCGAGAGCCAGTTTTGTGCTCCCTGCTACGGATTTTTCCATCTACACGCAGGATCGAGTCCATACGGAAGTGAAGTGGGACGTTCTCCATAACTGCGACGGTGCCACTGATTTCGGTGTATAGGACTTCTTGCGCCCTATCTCTCTGCTCCCACTCCATGCAGTATAAGATGAGGGCCTCGAGTGCACGGGAAGGAACTTTAGGGAAGAGCAGCTCATCGGTGCCTTCAGGGAAGTTAGGTCTATAGATGTCTATGAAGGCTTGATATGCGCCTATGATGCTGTCTTCTGTGTAGCCGTGAAGAAGCAGGTGCTCCATAGCTGCATGCCACGCCTCCCCGAAGATGAGATGGTTGTTCAACTCGTCTTTATCCCAACCGAGGACGTATTTGTAGAAGAACAGCCGAGGACATGTGATGTAGTCCTGGAGTTTACTACTATCAATGATCTCCCAAGTTGGGTGATACGGTACTGGGTAGCCGTTTGTTTCTGCTAACATCGTTAGTTTCCTCCTTCCTCACTTCCCACGCCTGAGGTCTGCGCCGAAAGTACTGTGTGACGTAGCTCGTCGAGAACCCTACTTTGGTGGATAGCTGGGACATCATGTACCTCAGGGCTTGGGTCTCCGAGTAAGCGTGAGAGTATAGTTTGTGTATCTCCCCATGCCAGTTTAGCGAGCCGACGAACAAGTGTTTCTCCCCATGCTCGGTCGGATTCGAAGTAGATTTTCTTCCCATACTTTATCGCTCCTTCTAATTCCTCATGCGAGCCGAATGAGGACGCCCAGTTGCCTTGGAAGATCACTACATCCGCTCGCCTTAGGATTTCAATGTCTCCACGGATGAAAGTCTCGTAGGGCATAACCTTGTCGAAGAATGCAGTGTTGGAGTGAGGGCAGATAACGGCATAGCCCATTTTCCAGTACTTCTTCGCTGTCCTCCTGGCGGAGTATATATTCCAAGCGCGGTGGAAGATAGTGGGGCCACTATAAGGTCCACTGATATATGCTACCTTCATATATCCTCCTTCTGCAACATTTCTCTGCGAGCCTTAGTACTACGAGATACGAAGTAACGCATCACCTTCTGATCGTAGTTGCAGAGTTTAGCAAACTCCTGAGCAAGCTCCTTGTATGGGACGTCGTAGCGTCGCTCAGAGCGTTCGTAGTGGGTCTTGGGCGCAGATTCACGCTTGTGTAGCCCAAGGCGACGTCTGATTAGTTGCACGCTGGAGATGTGGAGGCCAAGAGTTTCGGCAATGATTCTGTCCTTCTCCCTCCAGTGCTTTCGAACGTAAGCCTCTCGGGCTGCTATTTCTTCTTTAGTGTCTCCCATAAAGTCCTCAATAGAAGGAGGTGTCGAGTTACTATATTGTGTTAAACACTCCGGGGGTCGGAGTGCCAGCGAGTACTTGCCCAATGGGATCAAGTTATGTAACACGACACCTCCGTTCAAAATTTGAAGGTAGTTAACGTTCTCGTGCAGCTCGTTTCTCTACGCACTCGGGACAGTCGCAAGGAGCGTTGATCCTCTTTAACTCAGAAGATGCGATGAACATAGATACTGGGCCAGAGGCTATGGCGTTTATAGCCTGGACGATAAAGGCGAAGGTGATGGGATTGAAAGAGCTGAGAGAGAGGGCCTCAATCATGTGCTCCATAAGGCCATCAAGTTCGCCTACAACTTGAGGATCCACGCCTTTGGATACGAGGTGTGAGATGATGTGCTTCTTCTGCTCCGCAGCGTTGGTCTGAGTCTTCTTTACGATATGCCTAGGCATGGGGTCATACGTAGTGCCCATCTCAAGCAGTGCGTTGCCTAAGGCACTCACTACGTCCTCACAAGCTTCAGACTCGTCCACAGTTTCTCCAAACTCCTTCAGGATCTGGATACCTTGGCCGTTGATGCTAGGAATTTCATCTTCTTGATGCATATAGCACCTCCATATCGCCACTGAGTGGCGTTTAGTACTTAAGTGGCTGAGCGTCTGGGGTGAAGATCTCGTGGGAGAAATAAGGATGTGTTGGGATCTTCGCATTTGTAAGCCTTTGATAGTTTACCTTGCACAGGCATCCAGGAAGTGTGGAGCGGATCTTCCAGAGTTCTCGCCGTTCTTCTTCTGTAAACCCACTGCCGACTTTAAAAGTCTGGCCCTCAATGTCACTATCAAGAATCAGTGCACCAAGAGAGCCCTTCGGGATGCCGTCTTTGGAGATCTCTTCTTGGACGTCGAGGATAGTGTATATATCCGACTGCCAGGGTTTGAACTTCATCATCAACGTGCTCCGCTTACGCACATAGCTGGAAAGTGGGTGCCTCAGGATGAAGCCCTCGTAGTCGGAAGCAAGGAAGCGTTCGTAGTACATCATCACCTCTTCCGTGGAGTGGACAAACCAGCTAGGCACAGGCTTGAGGATGTCGGAGGTAGGGAGCAGTTCTACTCTCCGCATCCTCTGCACCTGTGGCTCGGAGGTGACTACGTCGAACACCCAGTATTGTACGGTATCTGCGTCCTCATGGAGGTTACGCTTGCGAGATACTATGCTATGGATCTCCTGCAAAGGCTTGTGGTGGATGTAAAGTTCTCCATCCAACTCCATTTGGCGTCCTGCAAAGAGGCTCCGAAGGTGGTCATTGATATGAGGCACAGACATGATAAGCTCTTCGGAACTGCTCAACAGAGAGACGCTTTGGCCGTCTATGATGGCTCTACAGCGTTCGCCATCTAGCTTAGGTTGGATAATTCCAATGCTCTGCCACCTTTTGAAGCGTTTCTCCTCGTAGGGGTACGCCAGTTGTATGCCTCTCCTAGTCGCCATAAAACCTCCCAAATTCCATATTTATAGTGGTCTTTTAAAGCCCCTGCTCTCACTAAAAGGAGCGATGGGGGGAGCTCCTCAAGGAGGGGCAAGAGCAGAGGCTTTAGAAGAAGGGGAAGGAGGGTGGCAATCCCTCCCTCCCCAAGCCTAGAGGAGGTAGGCTACTTCAGTTTGGACTTGAGGTCCGCCAGGAACTTCTGCTGTTCCTCAGGCGTCATGGTGTCGAACTTGTTCAGCGTGGCGCTGAGCGGATCGAAGCTGCGTTCGATCGCAACTCCAGGTTTCCAGGTGGTGAAGATCTCCTTGATTTCTTCATCAGTCTTGCCGGCCCGGATAGCCCGGCGGATGATCGCCTGGGCTGTGATCACGGACTTGCCGATGAAGTTCGAGAGCACGACCTTGTCGCCGAACTTCTCGACGGCCTCAGCGGAGGTGCTGCCGAAGTCGTAGACCACAGACACGCTGCGCTCGCTTTTCGGATCGGTAGCCTCGATCGTGGTCACTCCGCCTTTTTCTTCTTTGTAATCATTAGTTTCCTCGGACATAGTTTTGTCCTCCTTCCTTTATTTCCTCCCTCATGGGATGGATCACTTGTGACGTATGAAACATTGTCGCATAAGTGGATTGTAGTTGTCAACCCCTAAAATTACCGGGATTACAGCTACTTCATCATCAGCAAGAACCAAAGAGCCATAGCTAGGGCGATGTAAGGAAGTGCTCTCATCGAGGCACCGCCGTGGTGAAGATCCGCTTCACAGCATCTGCGCAAGTACTGAGCAGAGCCAAGTAGCGATCCTCCAGTTCGTCTCGGCTCAAAGTTTGGATGAAGCGCTTGCAGTTTGAGCAGTTGGAGACGTAGGTGTCCAAGTGCATCTCCTCTTGTCCAGTTGCCATGTGGACAGACGCTTTGTTAGGGCTTTGGCCGAAGGTGTTCGTGCTCTCACCTTTGGCGAGGCTGAAAGTTGCTCCCCACATGAAGCCACAATGCACACAGTGGTAGGTTTTGTGCACTTTGGTATACTCGTGGGTGCGAAGTACTTTGACTTCAGCCTTCTTTCGTGGAGGTTTCTGCTGAATGAGGCCATAGCGGATCATAGCTTCTTTCGCATCATCCTCTGTGCATTGCAGTATACGAGCAATGCGCTGTAGTGTGGTTTCCTGTGATTCGTCGTAGTTCGTCATTCTTGCCACCTCCTCATGTATGATTATATTGTATCACAACTTGTGGTCTTTGTCAAGAAGGTCTGAAAATAAATTTTCCAACTCGTCGGGCGTTAAGTCGAGAGGCTCCTCAGGTGGGGCCACATGAGGCTTCACGCCCTCAAGCGCTTTGGAAATGGACTTGCTTGGCTTCACGCCCATGCCTATGGAGAGGAGATAGTTCATCGCTTCTTCGTCGCTGTTGAACTTCTTCGCTCCAGCTTGGCGCAGGGTAAGGGCGAAGTCGTGAAGCATTTGCCTCAAGGCTTCGCTCTTATTACTAAACACCACGCCCTGCTCGGTATAGGCATAGAGGATGGAAGCAAAGTCCTTTGGATCTATGCGTCCTTCAAGGACTATCGTTGCCATCTACTTTGCTCTCCTTTCTGCCTCTTGCAATTGATAGAGGATCTCCTCATTGAGGTCTTTCAAAGCGTCTCGTGCTCGGATAGCCTCGTCCATGATAGCACCAAGAGGCGGATGCTCCCAGTTGATTGTGTCTATGAGGATTTGGAGCCTGTCGATGAACTCCTCTACATCCTGGCTCCATTCCTCACCAGTTTGGCTGTTGAAGTTTATGATGTCCTTCATCTCACACCTCTCTGGTCGAGTAGGATGGCTATAGTCTGGTTGGCCTCGTCAAGGAGGTCTGCAGCGAAGACGAGGGTTGAGTAGATTTGATAGTGCGTCTCGCTCTTCGCCGTATCTATATCAGCGATAAGTGCTTCGACGCTCTTCTTAGCGTCTTGAATCCCGAGTTCCAGTTTCTCATCCTCAGTCATCACGCTCCTCCTCGCTCAGAAGGTGGGTGCAGAGTGCTACGCAGTCCTCACAGATCACCACACCCTCACCTTTGATGAAACGTAGTTCGTCGTTCTCCTCCACAGAGCGTCTGCAGAAGCAACACTCGCTCATATTGCGTGCTTCGAGGCGCTCCAACTTCTCTCGAAGCATGTCTGTGCGCTCCTGCAATGCACTGATGATTTGGTCTATGTTTTCTTTGTAGTCCATTATAGTACCTCTTCTATACTTTATGCTCTTTCAAGTACGCCCGTATCGCCTGGCGCACTTCCTTCGCCTTCGGATGTCGCCAGTGTGTGATGTTGCTTAGCACATACAGCAACTGAGTCCGAAAGGCCTCATACTCTCCATGGTTAAGCATGATCCGGGCCTGTCTTGTGTAGTTGATGGCGTAATTCAAACTTGTCTTGTGTGCCTTCTCATCGGCCAAGATAGTCTCCAAGGCCTCCGAGATTGGCATTGCTCCAGTTGTCATCGTGTCACCTCCGTTCAAATTTTGAAGGTAGTGGCAGGCTATATATACTATACACACCCAACGCATATAGCGTATACAGCCTGCATTACCCGTGCTGAAGATGTGCGAATACTCGGCTCCGCCTCGTAGCTCTTCACACCTCCTCAATGGTCACCTTAATCTTCGTCGGCACTGGCTTGCCTAGTGCTTTTCTCATGATGTAAACCGACTTCACGGCCACACCTTCTTCGTCCGTCTGATAGCATACACTATGCTTCTTCGGAACCGCCTTAGTGAATACGACCACCTGCTTCTCCATCATGTCACCTCCTCACACATTCCTGTCCGCGTCTACGTCTACTTCACACGCATAGATAACATGCTCCACCTGGGCATCTATCAAGCGCCAGGCTGCTACTAATTCTTCCTTGGCTAGATATTTATTATCTCGCCTTATTCTTTGCTCTGCTTTCCCATATGTAGAGTATACTCCAAGCACTACTACAAATGGCGCAGGGCCACATACTCTCCTGACTGCGATCCACACTTTCATACCTGACGTCCTCCTCACGCCTGATTATATTATACCACACCTTCGCCCAGTTGTCAAGTAGGTGTGAAATAATATTTCGACCCTACACCGTAACATGTAGGCCTGTAGGCCTGTATGCCCACCCCCCTGCACACCCCGAACCCCTCCTCACACTCCCTCTTACTCTATCTCTCTTACTTTATATATAATATTCTAATTATTTTTTAAGAACACTAGATATATAGTGGATGACCAGGGCCAAACCGTGCGCGGCACCCCCCCCCTACAGGCCTACAGCCCTACATGTTACGTTGTTACACCCCTGAAAATGGCCCCAAACCCCTTTTCCATACGCCTAACTACGCCTCATCACAACTATACGGCGTGTAGTAGATATCACTCTAACTTCACGCTCTGTAAGTCCTATCCATCGAGCATGGTCTTTCGCGCTCTGGACGCTCTTATAGAGCGGCTTACCCACGCGTTTCCATGTCCCTGTGCTATCTCGCTTCTCCAAGATGCATACCATAAAGTCACCTCCGTCGTGCGCTATCGTCAAATTTTGAACGAAGGGTCTGAGGCCGTGAGTGGTGATGCCCCTACTATGATGGGCCACGAAGTTTGTTACTTCAAATCACCTCGAGCCTGCCAGCCTGCGAAGAAGTCAGTATACGCACAAGAAACTTTCTCCCATGTACTTGAATACTTTGTGAAGTAAGAGCGTGAGATAGCGCCTTCTTTACCTGGTTTGATCTTGAGGCACTCGACAGTAGCAGGAGCGATCTTGCCTTCAGCGACCATCTTCTCATACTCCTCGCCTGTAATGATGTGTAGTCCTGAGTCCCTACATAGCGGAAAGGACTTGACTAACCATGCTATCACAGCATGAAAGAAGGGACCGCTTTTAGTATCGTTCCACATAGTTACTCTCCACTCATACTCGTGCTCGGCCATAGTTCACCTCCTGTATAGGTGGCCCACCATAGTAGTGATGCCCTCTCCCGGAAGTGCCTCCGGTTTGAGTTATTCTTCCGTCTGCTCCAATTTCGCCTGAAGGGCCTCAATAATGGCCTTCAGGTCCTCCTGCGGAAGGGCGTCTGCTTTCTTGAGCAGTTGCTCTTTACTGAGTTGCTTCGCAGTCCTCTTTCTCCCTTTCTGGCGGACAATGTGCTTTGTTTTGATAGCACCGTCCTCCCGAGCATCTTTCTGGAGTTGGTTGACCTTGATCTCGTATTTCGAGAGGTCGATCAGGTCCATGAGTGTGACGTCGCTGTAGTCCAGCAAAGTTTTGCCGGACACGGACTTTCCCGCTCTCTTCGCTTCCATATCGACCGAAGCGGAATACTCCACCATAGACACGACGCCCGTGAGTTTCTGCGTCAGAAGCGCAGTCCAGTTGATTGCTTGTTCCATTGTAGCACCTCCTGTGCATATCTGGAGGCACTCCCGGAGCAGGGCATCACCGCAGATGCAGGCCACTAAGTTGGACGCGTGCGCACATACTTGTCAACGCACCCTCCGCCCGCTGGCACTGCACTATGTCAAAGAACCATGATTACATTGTATCATAAAAAGTTCATTTTGTCAAAAAGGCCGTATGGCATGGGCGCTTGACGAAGCCACGAGGGGGTAACGCCCCCGCGCGCGCCCATATAAGGCACTCATGCACAATTGAAGTATATCAAATCCCAGAACTTTCTGCATTTACCCCAAGGTGGACGAAGTCCACTATGTTCAAAATTTGAACGTAGCAGACGAGGCCTGTAGCAGAGGACGATATGGGAATTTTAGGGGTTGACAACTGCGGAAATATCTGTCATCATGGGAATATAAGAGGAGAGGTGTATTTTATGAATAGGCTGGTGGATATATTGAAGAAGCAAGAAGGGTTTAGCGAGAAGCCTTATTGGGATAAGAAGCAGTGGTCCATAGGCTATGGGACGAACCTCGAGATGTTTCCACCAGAGGAGCAGGAGCGCTACAAAGCAGAAGGAATCGCGGAGGATGTAGCTGCGGTTGAGTTGACGAGAAGGGCTATGGAGGCGCAGGAAGCTGTGAGGAGACATCTTCCGGATGTGTATCCTAAGTTGAACCGTGCGAGGCAGGTGGCGCTGGAGTCGATGGTATACAACTTGGGGACGCAAGGTTTCTTGGGGTTCACCAACACTCTCAGAGCGCTTAGGCGAGGCGACTTTGAGGGAACCGCCCTGGGGATGTTGGATAGTAAAGCTGCTCGTGTAGATGCTCCTGGGAGGTATCAGGAGTTGGCTGACATGATGAGGACTGGGCAGTATCCTAGCTGGTATCAGAAAAAGCTTCGTAAAGACGTGCAGGAGAAAGTACGTCGGGCTATGCGAATGAAGAAGGAGAAGATGTAATGGGAGTGCCTTCAGGGAATAGAGTATATAATATCCAGCAAGTCTGGCAGCATCATCATGAGATTATGAGGTTGAAGCTGCTGGGCCTGAAGAATAAGAGGATCGCAGAGATCGTCGGCATGACGCCTGTGATGGTGTCTAATATTATCAATAGTCCTGTGGCGCGCATCAGGTTGGATGAGATGCAGTCTGCACGGGACCTGGATACTGTGGATGTGGCGAAGAAGATCCAGACTCTGCAGGTGAAGGCAGTTGACTATCTCGAAGATGTGCTCGAGGATGACACTGCTATGACAAGCACTAGGGTGAAGGTGGCCCAGGATCTCCTCGATCGTGGAGGCCATGGGGCAGTCAGACGGCAGGAGATTCTCTCTGCACACCTCACCTCAGAGGACATTGATAGGATCAAGCAGAGGGCTATGGAAGTGAAGACGCAGCAGAGTGCAGTTGATGTTTGATCCGCTACCTTCAAATTTTGAACGTAGGTGCATAGCCAATGGCAGATAAGAAGATTACAGACTATGATGCCGCAGCTTCTTTGGCGCTGACAGATTTGATTGAGGCCGTAGTTGATCCGAGCGGAACTCCTGTTTCAAAAAAGGCGACGTTGCAGCAAGTGGCGACGGTCGTAGGCACGGATACAGATATAGCGGATGCTATCAGCAAGAAGCACGAAAAAGACGAGGACACCTACCTGGATAAAGGCGGAGCCAACGAGGTCACAGCGGCCCAGGCAAAGGCGGCTTATACGCACTCCGGGGTTACCTCCGGCAATCCTCACGCTGTTTCCAAGTCTGATGTCGGCCTCGGCAATGTAACAAATGAGGCTCAAATCGCAAAGAGCATCGGAACGGCCAAGGGAGACCTGATCCTTTTTACTGCATCCGGTACGCCCGTAAGGTTGGCCGTAGGTTCCAACGGTCAAGTATTGCTTGTCGATTCAACCGAAGAGACCGGGGTTAAATGGGGC